TGAGCAAGCGTCTTGCCTCTTATCACATTTGTCAGGCGTCATAACTTCATCCATTGAACATCCCTCCAGGGTCTTAGTGTGACTTGCCACAGTCTGCCGCAGGCGACCATAGGCAACACCGGCAGCTACAACTCCCCCCAATACAGACGAAACCATTACTATCAGTTCTATATCCATGGTATCTAAGCTACTTCCTCTGTCTGTAACAAACGTTTACCTCACCATGCCCTACTCAAGATCCATATTCTTGATCAATGCCAACACAGCTTTATAGAGCTTCTTTAAGCTATTCCTCTGTGCCGTAGATAACCCACTAAACGTATCGTCAATATGTGTGTCAATCTGTGAGTAGCTCATAGCTGATATTTCAGCGAGCTTGTTCATGGCCTCGCTTCTGTGCGTAGCTACATTCTCAATATCTGCTGTACTTGTAGAAGACTCTGCCTCTGCTATGGCATCCAGGACTTTCAGCTTTGTCAGTTTGTCTTTGATCACAACATAGTTATACTGATAAAAAGTCTCCGTCTCCAATGGCCCATCACCGTCTGGATCTTTCTGAATTTCTTGAATGTTGTAATTATAGTAGTGCATTCCTGGTGCAATCTTCTGGATAACCGGTGGCGAGGTTTTAGACTCTGCTGTTTTGGCTGCCGCTAATGCTGATGCTGGGATCAGAAATATTAGTACTGTGATTATTGTGATTAATTTTGTCATGTTTAGACCTCCTGAGTTTAGCTACCTGCTGAAACATAATAACCCTGTTAAATTATTTGAATTAGTAAGCAATCCGGGAACCAATAGTCACGTGATCATAAGTACCGGAATTAGCCAAAGACCAACAAAAAAACCCCGCCGCAGACGTAACATGCGCAGGACCACCAAACTTCACCACCCGCCATCCCGTATCTTGATAATAGTAATCCGTGATATATGTCGAACTACTTCCGCCAACCGCACTTGGTAAAAAGCCTCCTTTCGTCTGCTCCAGGGTGGTTTGGTAACCATCACCGTTATGCAACGTTATCCCACTTCCGCCGGTATCTTCTAACCTGGAGTAATTAGTATCCGTATCCTCCGCATAATTCGCTTCATTGTTGCAGACATAAGGAATGTTGTTATTGATATTAAATCCATCTACCCACTTCCAAATATTGCCATAAAAGTTCTCAATACCTCTGTAGCTCATGTAAGCATCATTAGTATCCCCGCCGGTATTAGCAGTTGCATTGCCGTCACTGTTCGATTTGCCCGTGACGCCTATATAATTGTCTTTTGCCCAGGTTCCGCCGGTCAATTCTGTCCGGCCCATTCCAATAACATCTTGACTGTAAAACGATGCGTATTCCACGAGATAGAGTAACTGAATAGCACTCACCAGATAGAAGTCCTGCTGTCTCCAGCCAGCTCCACGATTTGAGGCAATAGCTCTGAACTCTGCCCTGGTCTCATTCGCCAAAGGAGCATAGCCACTTACGGAACCGAGCTTGTCATTGGCTGTGTCTATTGCTGTGCCCCCAGGCCAATTGGTTGCCGGGTTATCGTCTGGATCATCACCATCAAAATAAGCTGATGTACTATCGTCATATCCCACACCCTCGTAGGCCCCGATGTATCTATGCTCTACCCATTCACCGTCTTTATAAAACGCCGGGTGCCATTCATAGCCCGGTAAGAGCACACTTGATATGCTCCAGTGGTGTACATTAGTTGCGGCATCGTAGGTGTATAGGTAAGCGAACCTGTCAATGCGCACCATAACCTGACCGTCCGTGCCGTCCAGGTTAGAGGCGGTTGAACAATCAGCTTTTTTTGTTGAATCCGTAGGACAGAGTTCATATACCTCAGACCCATCATCGGCCAATATAACACGCACCATAGACGCCTGTATGGGCAATACAACATCACCTGGACTCTCCCCTGCTGCTATTCCCGCTAAAGCTCCTGTACGGGTCAAAGTAGGGCTGGCTTCATCCTCGTCCCACTCTACTCCATAGGCCAACACTCCGGCCATTGCATAACCAAGACCTTCAGGGGTAACAGCTCTGGTCTCATCCGTAAACGCCGCCACTTCTGCATTGGTAGCAAGTTCAAGCATGGCAATATCAGTCGTGGACGGACTGTTGTCTATTTTAAGCAATTCCGCATCCGAGATTGACCCATCCGACCCATACGTCGCGCCTGCTACGTTGCCGGTTGACACTATATTCTTATTATACGACCAATTCCCTGACGCATCTACGGTTAGCGTGCCAGTTGTACCAGCGTTGCCGTCTGTGAAATCCACCGAGCCATCGTTGACCTGGAATGTCTCATTAGTGCCATCGGGGTTGACGGTTAAGACCCCCGTCATCGTGTCGCCATCTATGTTGACATAGATGTTATTAAATATCTCTGTGTTTACCGGTATTTGCCAGTGCGAGTGCGAATCGCCCTCATAGTACAACGTGACGCTCGGGGCCGATCCGCTCCCGGACACATCGGCATAGATCTTACCAACAACATAACTATCGCTTGCTATATCATGATCGGCCGATAGTGTCAGGGGAATAATATACGAGTTCTTGCCGCTCGTTATCTCGTTACTAACAACAGAGGTTGCAATCACAACCTCTGAGTCATCATTCTTTCTCTCAACAAGTTTCCAGTACAGCCTCAGTGTTTCTGTGCCTCCAGTTTTCTCAGCATAGATCCGCCAGTTGTATACGCCGAGTAGCAACTTGTCCGGTTCATTAGTGTTCGGAGCGATCCAGCCTTGGACATAATCATCGTCTGACAGACTTGCCCCGCTAACACTTTGTTCCCCACCGCCCGAAGCGGAAGCAGAGCATAATTTGTAGTCCGATTCTCCAGAAGCAGTGTTAAGCATGTAATATCTTGCTCCCAATGCCGTAACCGCTTCATCCACATATCTCTTGTCCGCCAAGTGGTACATATCGGTTATACTTCTACTGCTATCATATGCCACAACTCCACTGCCGACGTCTGATAGAGCCGAGTCTTCAAACCCACTTGCGCCCATTTTGGGGATGTTGTCGTCGGTAACACTTGTCAGGTCGGTGGTCGCTGCGCTTAAGGTCCCGGTGGTTGATAGGTTTTCATCCCCAAATGAGATCGCCCCGCTGGTATCGGTGATTGATCCTGAATTTATAGTTAGTGTGCCTGCGTCTATTTGCCCGGCCGCATCAAGAGAATCCGCAGTTGCAGCTCCCAGGGCAGGGGTTGTAAGCGACGGAGATGTGCCGAACACCAATGCGCCCGAACCTGTTTCATCCGTAACAGCAGTCGCTAAATTCCCGCTGGACGGAGTTCCGAGAAATGTGGCTACCCCTGCCCCCAAACCTGAAACTCCGGTGTCTATTGGAAGCCCTGTACAATTAGTAAGCGTTCCTGCTGATGGAGTGCCGATGTCGGGAGTCGTTAAGGAAGGCGAAGTTGCAAAGACCGCAAGACCTGATCCGGTCTCATCGCTCAAGACCCCTGATAACTGTGCTGAGGTAGTCGATGCAAAAAATGAAAGGTTGTCGGTACTGTTGGGGACTGCATTACCCCCCTCAGTAATTGCAGACGTTATGGTCAGGTTGTCAAATGTGGGACTATCGGTCTCACCTAATCCGAGGTCACTTTTAACCTCGTCATAACTGCGCCCCTCCACGGTGTCCTCATCAGTAAACTTAGCGTAATCATTATCAACTGGTGTTCCTGATGTAGTAACACCACCCAGATCTCCAAAGATGGCCTCCCAATCGTACCCCCACGTTTTCGGTTCTCCAGCATTCCCGACACCGGGAATCAGGCATAGTAAAAAAGCGGTAATCACTATAAATCGTTTCATTATATCCTCCATTATGGTCCCCATACTAAGGTTAACCCATCAAGATAGGATGTGCCTGACGCTCCTGAATTACGGAGCTGGATATTTATCGTAGTCCAGCCCTCTGAGACCCCGGACATATCCAATGAGTCTTCAGATACCCAGGTATAAGATGTGCTTGCCGTTGCTAATCCAGACGAATTCCCTGCGGTAGTCTCATTTATCCTTACCGATGCCGTTGTAAGAGATTCTGCTTTCAGGCTGTATTCCGCATATAGTTTATTGGCCGTGGCGGGAACGTAAAGCCCCAATGTAGCAACCGTGGTCCAACTTGTACCGGTATTGCTATATTCCTTCGTCGGGTACAACGCCGAGAACGCCACAACCCGGCCTTTTGCAAAAACGGCCTCTTTGCTATTATCTCCGTCGTGGTCGTGTCCATCCTGGTTGACCTTCATATCGTACAGGATTGCAAATGTATCGCCCACCTCTACTCCATCAGTTACCATTGTGTCGCCGGTACAAGTCAATGTTGTGGCATCGTTATCGTCAATGGTATACATATTGCCAATAGCATCGCCAGACGTTATGAGTAGAGTATGGTTGATATGCGTATCTGCATCGTATGATTGCGCTGTGTCAGTCAATACTGTCTCAGTAATTGATGTAACAGTTCCGGTAATCCCCGTCCCCAATAGCAGAAGGACCAGGGCTTCCCAATTTTCCCGGAACTGGCTCATCAACTCCTCGCTTACCGGACTGTCAGCATCGGTCTCAGTGGATAAAATTGTCCTAAGTGCTGATATATCCCAAGTCGCCATATTTGCCTCCCTACGGCACTATTGCATGCGCTCCACTTGATTTTGAGAAAGCGTAAAGTTGTTGGGCTGATACGCAATCGCTATATGCAGCGAATATTATTATCCAACCCGCTTGCGGTGTCGCTCCAATATCGTCCGTTGTAATCGTAGTTCCTGTAATATCCGTTATTGTAATTGCAGAAGATTGGCTCCTCATGCCAGAGTCAAATATTTCAATCTCCCAGCCTTCTTCAAACTTGGCCGCATCAGGGGCTGAGAGCGTAAATTGGGTAGAGCTTAATCCTGAAACGACCGTCCCCGATGGAGATACAACGCCATACGTATCCTTGTCAAAACCAGTATCGAGCAAGGCGAACTTACAGGACCCCTTCTTCCAGTCGATCGACCGGTTGATGACCTCCATTCTCCGGGAAGTTAATCCCCGTGACCCTACCTCAATATCAGGGATATGACTATTCGTAAGCTCAATAATATCTCCAGCCTCAATGGCTAATTTGCTGAAAAATGCCTTAGCTCCAATAGATATGGGCGGAGTCGAGAACCTACCAAATATCTTTGTTTTGCGCCCTTCAGTAATATCAGCAGCACGGCCGTTCATTGAGCCCCATGGGGTTGAATGTAGACCTTTGGTTTTGATGGTGATTGGTTTTTTCCCGGGCCCCCTGTTATTGATACTCGTTCCATCAGCAAAAAACTCGATAGTATCAAATTCGCCATCTGCTGAATCCCAGTCGTAATGGACTTCAACTTCATTAACCAACGCTTCAAGATTTGCCGACCACGAAGGCAATCCAATGATATTACTCTCAGTGAGGGTTTGAGCCTCTTCTATGGCTGCCAACGGAGGTTTGAAAGGCTTTACCCCGAACCGTCCCTGACCATCAATTACTGGATAACAGTTGAGGGGCTTTAGGATCTCGGTCTCGATCCAATCCTTGGCCTTCTCTCGTTCGTTGATTGTAAACTGCATGTAGTAAGAGTCTGCCGGATACCAATCATCCCTCACCGCTTCAATACCATGAATGTCAATATGTTCAACATCTATCCCAAGCCCATTTTCTGCATTGAGGTTGTCGTATCGGCCATTACCTACCGAGATATAATCAAACTCAAATACTGCTCCATTTGAATTGTTAAGGTCAATTCTAATGCCGGTAATCGTGTTATCCTTCCAATCGTCTCCGCCGGCGTCCAGATTCCACATGTCCAAAACAGCAGTTGCCCATTCGCCGGTCAGATCAAGCGTAACGGCCTTATAGTAGTTAGTTGGGTCGTAGGTATGCCCACCACCCCCAAGAGTCGCATAGGTGACTTTAATATTCGCTGTAGCTGAACCAGAGAACCATCTGTATTTAAAACAAATATATCTGTAATCAGTACCGGACTGATCGCTATGGTCGTAAACAATGAGTGCTGTATCCGCAGATATTGTACCCCTCATAATCGAAACATCCGGGTACGTATCAGCTATGGCCGTCAAGCTGATTGTTGAGGGCGTAACCCCCGCATTGAAATCCTCAAGCTCAACCTCATTGCCCGTACTGGTTAAGACCTGCATAAGGATATTGAGCGGGTTTCCTGATATTTTAACTTCACTTGATTCAGATCCCCGAAAGATTTTGCGCTGCATCCATTTTTGGGGATCTGTGATTTTGAACTGATAAATCAGGAGGTCCTTGTCCATGTCAAGACCAGTCACCCATCCGTTCATAATTGTAAGCATGTCCGTCTCGGCCATTCCGAGGTATCCGGCCTTAATAATCGTCTTTCGTCGGTGGAAATAATAGCTGTCGGTAGCAAGGAGGGCGGTTATCTCATTATCGTAATCAAGGATACGCACCACAAGGCCGGAGATGGACCCTGATCCCTGCTCTGGCACTATTTTTTGGCTTAGACCCGATATATCAACCAGGTATTGCTTGATCCCATCAGTGACATTTGTCAGAGGAAGATGGTTACAATAGTCCGTTGTCTCACCCTCAAAATGGACAAGATATATCGGGGTCTTATGCCCAAGAGCGTTATAACTATCAAAATTGCTATTTCTTGATAGAGTCATCGTCCTTTGGCTCAGGTCGTTTGATGTTCTCTGTGAACACCCTGTTGATCTCCATCATCAACCCCCTCATGGAGTAAGTTGACAGCCTATTCCCCTGTTCTTCCTGGAAAAACCGTTGGAGTGCCTTTTCGACATCGCCTCTGGTTTTGAGGGTGTAGTCAGCCCAGGAACTCGGGGTTAAGAGGAATAAGAACACGCCCAGAAATAAAAGTACCTTCTTCATTGCTTTTCTCCTTAATTTTAGTTGTCTAATTGCACCCATGCTGAACCATTGTAGCCATAAAAGTGGTTATCGTCTGTGTCAAAATAAATAGCCCCAGCCGTGGCCGAGCCGGCGGCACTCTTTCCTGTTAGGTACAAATCACCGCCTGAGATTGTTAGATCATCAGTCGTTACCGCCCCTGTAAAACGGGCAGTGCCCGTCACATCCAAAGTATACGCTGGAGAGGCGTTTTTGATTCCAATGCGGTAGACGTCGAAATACACTCTTCCCGTGCCGGTTGTAGCAATTTCAATATCAGCCGCATCAAAATTGTGAGCTATCTTGAAAGCATTCCCCGATTCAATCAGCCCTATACTGGCCGTAACCGCTCCCCCATCTTGAGAAAAAACCAAACTGGGGTTGTCCGATTCTGTAGTATTGTCGGTATCAGCCTCCAGGGTTAGAGTAACATCGCCGGCGTTGGACAAATGGAGGTCATAGTCAAGATCAAACTCGGTGTTCGAATCATCCCACGCTATTGTGCCGTCTGTGGTTCCGTTGAAGGTCAGGGTCTGTGTTCCAGAGCCGTCGCCGAAGGTGAGGGAATCGCCGTAAGTAGTCCAGTCGCCTGTTTGTGTTAGTTCCGCCATAACACCATCAGGAGTTACGCCGAAGCGTAGATCCTCAGTATCCACGTCTACAAACCAGCACTCGTTGCTCGTATCGTGGTCGGATGCCATATGTAAATTTATCCGGCCACCCTGTTCTGTATCCCCACCCCCATAGGCCATAATAAGCCCAGGCGTGTCGTCGTCCACCCCGGCTCTCAACTGGCTTTGGGCAACTACCGCAGATTTAGCCACTAATGAGTTATACACATAACTGGTTATCGGTGAACCAGCACCACCTACGTCAGTGGTGTAGCCGTCAAAAGTATTACTTGGGGTAATACGTGTGTCAGTAACTGAGGAGTCTAAATTTATGCCTATTGTTGATAGCCCATTCGCAATAAATTGATTGCCGGAAAGCGTAAGGTTATCAGTATACGTACATTTAAGCGTCTCGTTGTGTGAACCAGTGCCAGTGGGATGTATGAATCGGTTACCGATAATCAAAGTATTCTGTATTTTATAAGTTGCATCGCCCAATAATTCCATCCCAGAATCAAACTTATTATTGGCGATAATACCGCCCACAACACTTGCGGTGTTGGTAGTGATATAAAGAGCCCTTATAGGAAAACCTTCTAAATTATTACCTAAAATTATCCAGGAGTTTATCGTTGTATAGCCGTCCCCTGAGCTTGTCGCATCGAGGTGGATATCATAATCAGCTGAATTGCCTACACCCAAACCCGCAATATGGTTATTTAATATACGAACCCCACTTGGGGTCCTGTACATAATACCTGCATGACTGCTGCCATCCGTAACTATGTAATTCCCCTGTATTGTATTTGCGCCACTATCAGTGCTATTCCAGTTCTCTACCAAAATTCCGTAAGTATTATTGTACGCAATAAAAGAGTCTTTCACTTGCCACCAACGTGCTCGATAGAAATGTAGACCATAATCACCATTGTATAACGCAAGGTTCTCAAACTGCGATCTCGTATTCCCATCATCGTTATCGTAGTCTGTCACATAAATACAACACATACCTGAATCTGGATCGGAGCCATTACGGTCGAACTCTAACCAAAGGTCCCTGACCATAACAGGCTTGTCCGACTTGATCTTTAATATGTGCGCTGTGGTATCAGTACTGACCAACTGGGAGGCCGTGTCTGTGGCAACCGAACCATCACCTCGTATAGTGATCCCTGCCTCGACTACCAAGCATGCACCGTCCTCGTCTGCATCCGTAAGTGTCCACTCACCATCTGAATCCCGTGGGATGTATACTGTCCCACCAACGGCCTCCGCATCATCAATGGCGGCTTGGATCTTCTCAGTATCCGTGCCACTGTACATTGCTGGATTAAAAACATTAAAACTCCCCTGGAAATACTTCTCATCCTCCATCCACTTGATAACACCGTCATTACCGCCATCAAAGGTCAATGTGACATCGTTCGTGCCGTCGCCTATGGTTGCATTACCGGTCACCGTCATGCCGGCAAACGTGGGACTACTTGCAGTGGTGAGGTGTTGGCCTGTATTGTAGGCCAGTTGCGTATCGCCTATACTATCTACTGCAACTTCAATATCATCAGCGTTTACTGTTATTGTAGAGCTGCTACCTATGTTTAGGGTAACATCCCCAGATGCACCGCCCCCTGTTAATCCATCTCCGGCTGTAACTCCGGTTATATCACCCGTATTAGAAGTCCAGCCAGCGTCGTTATTGAAACCACTGAGATTGATATTGGCCTTGGTGAGTTTCTTTTGAGCATTGGCGGCATCCACCACGACGAAATAGTCACCGTCACCGTCAGTAGTAGAAGTGGCAAGTTCACTAAGATCCACATTGAACGTGGTCCCGGAGAGGTCCAGGGCTGTGCCCGCACTATAGGTTGTGTCGTTGTCTGTGGCAGATATCGTTGTGTCCGTCACGGTTAGGTTGGCCCCCACTGTAAGCCATGTAATAGCCTCGGCAGACTCATCCCAGAACATAATCCTGTCTGCGTCAGGATCGGATAAGGATGCCCCGGTCCCACCATTTGCCATTGCCAGGTCTGCGCCTGACCAATCAGAGTTGTCCACAGTGCTTTGAGTAGCGAGCGAACCGAGACCCAAGGTGGTCCTTTGAGCCGAGGCGTCAGCATCGTCAAGGAGAGCTCGACCGGCGGCAGTGCAGGCAATCTCTTCAATATCTCCCGCACCGGCACTTGACCGGCCTAAGAGTTTATCAGTAGCCGAGACGTTCTGCATCTTGGCGTAGGTCACGGCATCGTTGGCAATGGTGGCCGCCACGCTTCCAGGGCCGGAAGCTGTAACATCGCCAGTCAGATCGGTTATGTAGTTACCCGTAGCCTGCTTCCCATTCAACTGTGTCTGTATCGCACTTGTTACACCATCAAGATAACCAAACTCGGTCGAATCAACGGTTGTCACTCCCTGAAATTGTGAAGCATTTACTACTCCTGTTGATGTATAAGTAAGAGTCCCACCAGCACCAACTGTCATGGTGGCCGTTGTGTTAGTTCCAGTAGTTATAGAATCAAAGGATGGAGTTCCCCCTGTAGAGTCATCTCTCCAGCCAGGAACACCCGACCCGTCGGTTTTCCAGACTTTATTAGCCTGCCCAGATCCAGATAACACTACGCCGGCGGACGTATCGGAGTTGGTAGCCACCGAGAGCGTGTCGTCTGTTAAGATAATAGGGGCTGTTACAGCAAGGTTGGTATTCTCCGAGATGTCAATAGAATTAAGTATGGCCAGGGAACCCAACCCCAACGAAGTCCGGCCTGTGGCAGCATCGAGACCTGTCGAGCCGCCATCCCACTTGAGCCTGTCGGAATAAGCCGTATTCCAATTTGATGAATTATCAGCAATTTCCGATGTAGCTCCTCCACTTATTTTCAATATCCCGTCAAACGCAGAAACATCTAATTCCAACCCTCCATTTTCATGTGTTAGAGGCGTAGATAATGATAGAGACGTAAAAGTCCCGGTACTCGGCGTTCCATCCCCGATAGCACCAGGGGATGACATCAGCACATCCTTCGTAACATTCTTGGTGACTCCCGCACTGGTATCCCATATCAAAAACATATCGGCGTCAGCCATTGGAGACACAGCGTCAAAATCTGCAATGGTTTTTGGTGGAGGTTCTGACTCACCGTAAGCGTTACAAACTGATAATATGACTAAAAGTAAAAACGCCGTATATTTTTTCAATTTAACACCGCAAATCTAATTAAATGTTTATAATAGTCACCGTTTTTCAATGGTTTGAAATCAGTATCAAGGCTGAATACTTCAGGCCAGTAATTCCAATGCCGAAAATAATCTCCTGCGTCATATGAGAATTTAAGAGCCGACGTAATTGATACCGCTGTCCCCACCTCGCCGCTGACCAGGTAAGTGCCATCAGCATCAACAATGTATGTGCCATCAGCATCAACGATATAGACGTCTCCAACGCCTACTGTATCTATCGTAACGATTTCATATTTGTCATCCCTTGCCGATTGGATAAAACACACATCCCCTGAACTGAAACCGGCTGTCTGAGTCAGGTTAATTAATACCTCATCCGCAGAAGCAGCCATTGAGAGGGTGGTCTCAACCGCCTTGTTGCTATCAAATGCAAATGACCATGGATTTCCCTGCCTTGCCCACGACCACCAAGCAATCAGGGCTTCATAAGTTGATTCAGTGAAATATAACTCAAAGGTATGTTCTTGAAAGCCATGTAAATTGATAGTCTCCGCTGCGCCATTCCCTGCCATATTCCGGCGGTAATCGTGTAAATAGTTCGGCTCCAAGGCCCTCTCTGCCATAATAAGATCAACGGTTTTTGAATCGTATGTTATCTGAATAGCCATTTACAGGTTTTCCATGAAATTAAACGTCCAACTATAATAATCCCCGTTCTTTGTCGGATTAAATTGGTTGTCGGTACTTATGACATCAGGAAAATAATCGACATGCCTGACAATCGCCCCCGACGTTGCATAAGTCCAAATAACCCCTGACGTGGCCTGGATGGTAGTTCCATTTGGAACAGCATTAATTGTAAATAGCTCATAATCGGACATATCGAGTTCGCGCAATAAGCAAACTTCCCCGGCTGAAAAAGCTCCCGAGGCCACAACGGGAATATTGGTAGTGCCAGGACTTAGTGCCCCCGTAGTTACCGTGTTCCCCGTTTTGCTCGAATCCATAGTGAATGACCACGATTTTCCTTGCCTTGCCCATGACCACCAGGCAATCAAGCTACGATAGGTGGCCTCCGTAAACCGAGCGTCAAAGCTGAACTTCTGAATACCATATAAATTAATAGTCTCAGCCTTCCCGCTCCCCGATTGTTGCCGTTTGTATTCGCTTCGGTATATGCTATCGAGGCCGTTAGGCCCTACCAGAAGGTCGACATTGTTTGAATCGAAGGTTATCCTTATCGTCATGCCAGAGCGTCCGCATACTGCGAGTGAGAAGCCACCAGGTACACATCGCGGTCCTCCACACCCTCGGTTATTTTGTCAGCCAACATTTCAATGTAAGCCTCATCGCCGATGAAATCACCCTCAATATGGATCACAAGGGTTTGGCCCTGGCTACCCGTTCCCGATGTCGGGAGGCCGGTATCAGGGGAGACCGGATATGTTGGTGTTGCAGGCGTACCACCAGGAGAAAGTTGACCGGTACTGCCTATATCCGTGCTCATAATAGCCGCTATTTGGGCTCCCGTGGCTGCAATAGATGCCGCCATGTAAGCCGCCGCAACCGCTGGACCAGCATACGGCCCCCCCGCTATCATGCCATTCTTGAAGGCTTCAATTGACGCTGATATGCCTGAAATAATAGCCTGAGCCAACGATACAGCTTTATATAAGGCAAACATAGTTTTGCTGTTCTTAGAGAAGGCAAGGAAGGTCGACTTAAGATTACCTACGAAATCATTAAATCCCTGGGTGTTCAGACTTTCCATCTGCTCAATAACCCATTCCCTTAAAGACACCTCCTTCTCGGCGTTTTCTTGCATAAGCACCATCCGGGCCTCTTCCATTTGCTGCCAGGCGTCAAACCCCTCCTCATACATCTGTTGCTCATGTTCCATCCGATGACGCTCAAGCTCCTCGGCTTCCTTGACTCTCAGGGTATCAATATCAATCCACATCTGTTTCCATGCTTCGTAGTCTTTGAGGGCTTTTTCTCGTTGCTCATCGGTAGGGCCTGGCTGTAGAGGTTGTTCTGGAGCAATAGGGGTTGCTGTAACAACAGTTTCGGGCATAGTCGGCATCGGCAATCTAACTTGCCCACCAAGAGAGGATGTGCCTGATATAATTCCCTCACCCCTCTTAATCAACTCCTCAAGTTCGGTAAAATTAGCTTTTGCAATTTCTGAAAATGATATAATGCCGGCCGAGGCTAATCCTAAAGCCTTCGCAAGATTACCTACCCATGTTACCATGTGGCCCAGACCAGCCGCGATTACACCCCATTTCTTGCCACCAATCGCTAAACCAACAATTCCCCATTCGAGAATCGCAGAATCATAGCTAACTATATCCCAAATATCCTCCAGATAATTACGAATCTTTTTTATATATTCTGGTACTTTGACTTTAATCAATTCCCGGTTGGTTTTAAGCCATCTCCCTGCCTGGTCGTTCAAATCAGATAGGATTTTTTTCAACTCATCAAATACTCCGGCCTCCATTACGAGATTTCGGAAGGCAAACCACTTATCTTTCATCATAGACATGAGACCCGTCCAGGTTCCTGAGAGGTCCTCCGTTACCCCTTTAAACTGGCTATCAGCCTTGGTCCATGCCTCCATCATTTTTCTGCGGGTTTCCTCCGCAGAATAGCTAACACCTGCCTCAAACCCCATCATGGCGGTAATCCCACGCTCTCTGAACAGATCAGCCGCCCCAGCACCGGCAGAATACATCCTGATGACCTGTTCAGTAGTTTTCTCAATGCTCAGTCCGCTAACTGCCGCAAGATCCCCAATCATCGGTATCCACTGATTGATTTCCTGCACCCCGCCTTTCATTACACCGGAAAGCTGAGTTGCAGACGCCATAATTTCCTCAAACTCAAATGGCACTTTAGACGCATATTCAGTCATATCCTGAAAAAGCTGGTTGCCTTCTTCAGTGCTCCCCAGGAGTGCCCTAAGTCTAATCTGAAACTGCTCAGTAGCATTCGCCGCATCAAGAAAACTACCTGCCAATTCCTTGACTCCGTAACCGAGGCCAATGGCTGCAAGGTATCCGGTTATCTTGGCAGTAGCCGATTTCCAGGAGCGTTCAACCGATTGCGTCATACTTTTAGTGGATCGCTTGACGCCGCGCATAGCTCTCTCGTATTTCGAGGTCTCGGCGCTTATCGTAACCTTGGTTTCTTTTTTCGCTCCGAACATTATCTACGCCTCGGAATCGCAAGTTTAGGCATATTATCCATCATTTCACGCCGTTTGCGCTCCTGCTCCAAGTTTCGCTTATGCTCCTCGTGGGTGCAATCAATATAGTGCTGCTCCATAACTCTTGAGTATATGAGGATTTTTTTGTCCAATCGGGAAAGCCGCCTCCATTCGGCGGGAGAAAGGTTGAATTCTTTCATGGTAGAGACAGCCTGGTAAAGATCAGTTGCTTTTTGATTGTTTTTCTTCTTACTGCGTTTATCTATGGCTGACAGAACTTCATCCGTCAAGCCCGTCAGCTTTCGGGCAAAAAATCAATTTTCGCCTCCTGTACGGTCGTCAAATTCTTGACATCTTTGAAAACTTGCTCGATATGCCCCCATGTAATTCCGGTACTCTGCAAAATGGTCTTTTTCTCCACAAAAGTCTTTGCCTCTGTGCCATCGCTTTTCTTCCAGGCCAAGTCAAGGGCAAAGATTGCGACTCGCCAATTAAAATCTTGGTTGTGTCGATTGAGTGCATCAACGTATGCTTCATCAGTCGTATCAAAGACTTGCATCAATTTGTCATGTGTCAATCCCAATTCTTTGCCTTCAGGGGAATCCTTCTTGACCACCCGCTTAATCACCGGAGGCCGTGGAGCTGAACCTGAAAGCTTGTCCATGTATTCGGCAACCCCCGTTGATTTTATTGGCAATTCAAGCCATCGCTCTTTGCCATCCTTCGTGACTTTCACCAGGGAGTACCCTGTTGAATCAAACAGCTTTTGCCCTTCAATAAGTTCACTGATCCGCTCAGGTTTATCCATACCGTTTCTCCTATTCTATCGAACTACCGCTCGTAAATGCCGTATCTCTGACAATCGTACCGTATACCTGACCATTTAAGGAGATCGTTACGCCGTCCTCTGCCTCGCTGATCTGTTGCTGGTCAGCAGGAAGCCATACTTCGTTATAGTGCCAGACTCGATCCGTACTGCCATTAAGGCGGTATTCGATATTACAAGTTAACTTGCCTGAATCAGCAAAGGTGGGGTTATTATTGCTTCCATCCCGCTGAGTGTCTCCCTGTGTAGAAACAATCGTGTTGCCATTGATCGTGGCCGACAGTCCGCCGTTCATCACATCAATCCAGTCAAGCAAATAAATGCATTGAGTCTTGTCAACAAGATTTGCGCCGAAAGTGATAGTCACGGGGGCCATCAAAGCATCGTCGCCGCCCGTTATGTAGTGCATATCTTCTGTAGCGGTGTTTCTGTCGAGAATTAGCAACTCCTCAACTTTGGGTTGACCCATCGGGCCAGAGAAGTCCCCGAGATCAAAATCCAATTCCAAGTAAAACGGCGTTGCAGTGCCATCATATAATCTTAACTTCCCGGAACGATTCGTGAACTTAGACATAATAGCCTCCTCTAATAACGATTTCCGAAACCGTGTATACGCTCAATTATTCCGTAACACCCTAAATTGCAAGCAAGGATTACGCCATCCTCCCCCTCGCTGATCTGTTGCTGGTCAGGCGGGGCGTAGCACTCGTAAAGGGCGAATCCCTCCACTTGCTTACGACCACTCGTGCCTGATATGTAATTACCTTCCCAAATGATCTGGACGTTGACGGTCTTTTTGTCGCTATCAACAAAACTGGGGTTGGCATTAGTACCGTCATTTTTGGTGTCACCCTTAGTTGATGTTCCACTTGCCGTCCACCGATCAGCACCAGGATTGCCGCAACTAAGGGCCGCAAAGAGTTTTGTGCGGTTGTAGGTGTCGTCCAAATAGGCTGAGAAAGTAACAGGGACCGGCTCATAAATGCGATCATCCCCACCCTCAATGTAATGTGCCTTGTCGTCCATCTTATTGCGGTTGAGAATTAGAAGCTCCTCAGTTTTTGCTCGACCAGTAGGTCCCGAATAATCCATCAAAGCGAATGGGACCTCATAGTATTGCCCGTCAACGGGAGCGAGAACATCGGCATCAGGATCGGTTGTGAGAGACGTGGTAGTCATTAGCTTGATGAAGTACATCGTGGATGGTAACGAAGAATCAACGGTATTTGCCCCTGTTTGCCAGTCTTTGGGTATTGCGAAGCTAATTACCCCATCCTGGGCGAAACAGTCTCCACCTGAAGCTGTGCCGTCCGTTACCGTTAGCGGGGTACTGAAATCCGTGCCGTTAAAGTAAAATGCCTTCAGCGCTCCCGAAGCTACCGCATAATTCGTACCGGCGCCTTTGATATACTGGATCATTGCAAAGACTGTTGTGGCTCCAATGAATACTGCATCGTCATTATCGGTCAGGAAAGCACTCGCAGCCAAGGCATCGTCGGATTCAACATCATCGGTAATATCGCTATAAGTGGCGACTCCATTGAACTTGACGACTTTAATGGTCACATCATCAAGCGGAGCTTCGCCCAGGATGTTGACCGAGCTATCATATATGCGTAATTTACCATCTCTCCCGGTGAGTTTCATAAATCACACCTTCAGCTTAGAATTACGATTGCTGAAAAATATCTCAAAAAAAGCGTCCTCAACGTACTTAATCATTTCACGGTATTTCTTTTTGTAAAGCATTTGGACCATGGGACGTGCTGGGATAGTAATCTTTTTGGTAGTTTTCTGTAATCCAAATCCAGGGACAACATAATGCATCTTGCGACGCATAGCAGGAGTTACCCTCCGAGTACGCCCGTATTCATGGATTTTTGCTAATGCCTGCGGCGTCATCCCGAAGGATTCCTTGAACCGCTCCCTAAAAGCCCTGTACTGCTTGACGGTCTGGCCTTTTGTCTTTGCTCCAAAAAACCCTATATGGAGGCGGTAAAACGTCTTCTGGATCTTTGAAACTCGGTATCGCGTCAATGCTCCTAAAGCATATAAAGGGGTTCTTTTTTGCCTATTCTTGCTTCGGAGGGCGGCATCGCTAAGTGGTTGCCAATTTTCGCCACCTTTTTGGATAAATCCCTGCAACCATTTACGATAATGACCACCAGTTTTCCCGAACGCCTCTTTTAACGCCCAATTAGCCCGTGCGGGAGATTTATCAAGGAAGTGCCTTATCTGCCTATCGTCTATCTCAATATGAATCATGACATCTGCCTCTCAAGACCAATTGCATAAACATCATCATCCATGTAGAGGACTCCCCTTGATGGATCAAACTCCCAAACTACCGAATCAATCGTGAACGTATCTCCAAACTGAGGGCTGGAAACATCACTCGCCTTGACATAGACGAGGCATGTGGCGGTATCAGGACCACGAATATAAGGTTCCTGGAAAATATCGTCCCTCTCAACAATCGCTGATATGGCCGTTCCACTCCCACCACTCGGCGTGTAGATAATCGTTTCGGCAAACTCATCTGTATTAAAAAAGATAGACAAGTCGCTCGTCATTTGAGTTTTTAGTGTCATGGCCCTCTGTTGAAATAGACCGATACAACAACCAATGCGCTATTGGTCGAGTTGCTTGTTATCTCAATTGTCAATGGGCCGTAAACCCGCCTGGACACATAGTTATTATTGATCTTTGGGATTACCTGCTCTGAATTGCTGGTATCTCTGTTCGCCAGCATGCCACCGGAGATATCAACCCCCTCACTGTCCTTGATAACTATGTCGTAGTCATCGGTAGGGGCCGGTGATCCCGGGTCAGTCGTAATAAGGTAAACCCATCCATCCACAGCCTTGACAGTCTCGTGGGAAGGAAATGACCCATCTGAGGCATCCGCTACACAAGTAAACTTCAGGACGTAATCTCTATCCCCGATCGCTGTCCAGGTTTCCGTTATCGTGCCTGCTGCCCACGCCCCGGTGGGCGTGAGCAAACAAGCGAAAAGCAGGGCGGATAAAAGTTTCTTCATAATGCCCTCCTTTATTTTAGCTGGTATGCGCGACCTTGAAAGTAAGCAACACGGTTAAGTCATCAATTGCAGGAGACGTGCCTCCCAAAGTTAGCACAACCTCCAGTTTAGCATTGTCAGCGATGCTATCATCGCTGATCGTCCCAACAACAGGAGTTGCATCAGCGGTAATGGAAATGGCCGAATCAAGCACTGACGTTCCGGATTCCTCAAGATCGACCGTGTATGTCTCATTCCCATCCCCAGTGTCGATATCCCTGGCCCCAACACTTACTTCAACCAGTGTAGCCGCAAATGGCATCTGAAACACAGCCGCAGGATCAACGGTGGCGGACTCCTGACCGTTCACACTCAGGGCAACAGTGAAGTACGAGTTAGGCGCAGACAGGCTTGAATTGCCGATATTGCTTATTGTATTAGAGGCTCCTGAAATTGTCTTATTGGTAATGGTCTGCGACGTGGCAATGCCCGTTACAGTATCATTGCCAGTCAGCGTCGGGAATCCTAAGTAGTACGAACTTTTAGCCCCGCTGGAGTACCCATACCAATAAGGCGTGGCTATGCCATACGGCTTGATTGATACCGTACCCGCATAGGCAATAGCCACCGTAGCAATTATCAGGACACCGGTTAGCACGAAATGCTTTCTCATCCATTTGAACATGGTGTCACCTCATGAGTTATGATATTATTCATCGACAGGAGCCGTGCTGCCTGCCAAATTCTGAACGACCATTGTATAATCAGTAGCCCCTACCTCAACATCCCATGCTAAGCGGAATTGCGCGGCTACTCTTGAATTCAAATACGCCTGCGTATCCTGACCGAGGGTCACATACTCGAAATTGAGTTTCCACTTACGCCTAAACTGCCTGCGGAAAGCACCCATATACCAGGCCGAACTGGAGAGATCGTCCAGTTTGGGGGAACTTAGAATCCGCTCCAGGGGGATGTAATACTTACCCCTTGGACCCCAAGTTGACATCTCGTTCTCGACACCGGGAACCATCTCACTGTTAACGATTTTCATCAGGGTGTCTTCCAGAGCATCCGGGACCACGATATAAACCTCAGACCAGGGGATATTGATTCTCTTGCCCCTGGCGTTTTTCATGGCCCTTAGAACCGTCCTGGCCGCTGCAAGGTCGGTCTCATCCACCAGGGCGTTACTGGTAACCCTCGTTCCAGAAGGAGCCCTCGTGCCTGGCTTATTGGCTGTGGCGTTATAAAGCTGCGTACCGGTCCCATTGGGGCGGTAAACGTAAGGCTCCGCCGGAGTAGAACCCGAACCGTAATGGTCAGTTACACGGTAAAGAGTTTGTTCCTCAATCCACTCTCCGGCAATCTCCCCAAGGGCATTAACGCGGGTCACAATATCAGCCGCGTCGTTCTCCTCAATGGCCTCTGCGGAGATAGTGAGTTTACGGCCATTACGCCTATGCCTGATCTCAACCTTTTCCTCGTCAACTCCGACCTCCGGGAAATCCTTGAGTTCCTTGACCTCATCAACTCCGGCTTTGTCCAGTGTGTGCACAGCGGCTATGGTAGTAACCTTCTTGTTATCCTCAAAATCAGTCACCATCATATCGCCGATCGAAGGCACTGCTTCATAGGCTTCGTTAATAGATGCAATCGCCATCGTGCCGGTAAGAATAGGGAACGCCGATGCGGATATTGCCCTCTGAGCACCAGCCATCTCCATTGTCACGGGAACCTGAACATCAGCGAGTACTGCGTAAAGGCCCCTCCAATCCCGGATATCTTCCAACCTCAATTTACCGGAATCCACCCCGGCATTGACCTTGTGCAGGAAGTCCTTGGGTTCATTCTGGGCCAGGGCACGCAGATCGGCGAGACTCAATCGACCCTGTACCGGAACCAGATTTGTTCTGAATTTCTTCTTTGCCATTGTCAAAATCTCCTTGTGCAAGAGTTTGTATTATCAGCTTCCGTCAGACCATGTTCCCTTGATGGTTTCAGCAATCCAACCATCCGCACTCTCCGTGTAAAGCCTCACAGAATCACCCGCTGCTCCACCGGAAGTGAGCTTGTCACCGTCATCAAGCTGTGCGCCGGACAGTCTAATCTTATCATCATCATCGGGGTCAACATTGATCGCATTCGCACCGGTGCCCAACACAGTGACATCCATCCCGGGCTTGACCGCCGGGAGGGTAATCGTCTTGGCCGCAGTGACGAGAACCACCGTGCCTCCATAGCAATCGGACTCTTTCAGTGTTAAGTCAGCGGCTGTGCTGATAACACGCCGACCGGGACGCACAATCTGAGACATCCGATAACCCCACCAGGTAACCGCCGGATTAAACGACACCCTGGCATAGCTCTGATTCCTGATCGTGGTATCTTCTTCCTGCGGATAGTGATTGTCGTCCACACAAATCGCAACAGCAAAATCGCCATTGGCGTAGGTGAGCTTTTGGCTATTGCTGGCGGTGAGCGTAAACGGATCTCCGAGTGCAAGACTCCTTGCAGCAGCAAGCTCAAACTCAAATACATCGTCAGGATGCAAGGCATAGAAATCAATGTACCTGGAAGCGGTAAGCTCACCCCTTCCAGTAGCCTTCTGCTCTTCTTTGGCGATTGCAAGCATGTATCTGGAATCAGCAACAGCATCAACCGGTACAAAATATCCGGTGGTCTCATCCCAGGTGCAAATTTCCCCAACCTTTATGGCCTGCGTAGAACCGGCCTGGACCAGTCCCTTGAACACAACGGGCAAACCATCCTTATTCCGTGTGTAGCAAAACGGATCATTGTTTACTGCCATTGGTTAATCCTCCAAAATAGGGTTATTAGTTTATCGCAAAGGCCGAAGGATTACTCAGACCTGCGAAAAAGTCATCATCCTCTATCTGCTTAAACGATCTGATATTGCCAGAAACATCCTGAACAGGCGGATCATTCGGTGCAGGGCCATCTCCCTTGTCCTGAGCATCACGCTTGGTAGTAGCAAGTTCAAGCAAACTATCCTTAATATCCTCGGCCCTCTTGCCTTCAGCTACTAACTCCGCGACCTTAACCTGTGCAGACTGGTTGATGGCAGCTGCCCTGCCCATAAGATCTTGGAACTCCTCAAGAGACATCCGAAACTTGGGTTTAGCCTGCTCCTGGATTCTCTCAGCCACTTTATCGGCCATGGCCTCGATTTCAGCCGCAAATCGCTCCCTCTCGGCCTCTATCAGTCGTTTAACTTCCTTCTCATCCATTTCATTGTCCTCCATGCTGTGGGTTTGATTTAGTTCAATCTCAATGCCATCGAGGGACCTCGTGGCCTCCCTACCTATACCAACCGACATATCTGCCGGGATCGGTGTCAATGTTATTTCAAGGGGCGTCCAGCGGGTAGCGATCAAAGCAGGCCCGGAATACGTCCTATTCGTTTCAGGGTTGATCCACTCATCGCCCACCTCAAGCTGTATCGCTTTTTGAATCGTATAACCTACACTCACACCCCTGAGACTCTTAGAACCAGCCTTAAGCATCGCAAGAGTAGCCTTCTCGTCGTTGTCGAAGCCTATCTTTGCAATACCCCTGCGGTTATAAAGACGGGCCTCTTTAATCGGGCCTATAATGTTTTGAATATCACTCGGATCATGCCCGTAAATTACACTCCCAACAGCCCTAAGATAAGACAGGTCAACATTCTCCTGCCCATGAAGCAAAACCTCATCCCCAAACCAACGTTTGACCGGCTCTTCAGAGGAAAACGACAGTTCCGCTTCCCGTGCGTCTGTGTCTACCGCCTCGTTAAACTCCACCGCTCTGTAAAACAGATCCTTATTGCTCATATCGCCCTCACTGATCTCGGCTCACCTGCCGTAGTGGTCGTTTTCGTATTTTTCGCAGTCTTTGGAAATTCAATATCGTACTCATCCTCAAGGTCTTTAATTTTTCGCAATTCTTTCGCCCGTGCTTCGATTGTCTCGTCAAAATCGAGCCCACGAGCCGAATGGATATTCGATAAAGTGGTCATGTCATTCGCAAGTTCGATCTCTTTGCCCTTGCTTTCCTTAACCGGGTCTACCCAATCCCAGCCTGGAGGTATCCAAGCATGCGCCAGAAAGTCATCCGTACGCCTATCGAAACCAATGCCGGGGACCAGCCCCCTTGCCACAAATGATCTGAGGACTACCTCATAAACCGGGACGCAAAAGGCCTCTATCAGATATTGCTGACGAATTCGGCATGAAAGATAAAAAGCCAAGAGCACTGTCCGGGCATTGGAATAATTCATGCGGTGCCAATCTTGGCTGAAAACTTCCGGGGGGATATCAAGGGAATTGGCGGGGCCTCTTAGTAACTGGTTTGTTAACTCCCCAAATGCTTGATTAGGTCTACTGGGTGAATGAATATAAACATCCTCACCTGGATTCAGGTAATGCCATTTGTTGGGAGCGAAATTGTGAATCCGATTGCTATTGCTGGCCTCGTCAGCAGGGATATTGTCGGCGGTATAATTAGCCTGCCATGCAGAGGGGGCAGGGGTTTTTACAAAACCAGTCAGACACGCATCCTCAAGGGCAGCGAAAATTTCAGCTTCATGGTATCGGTCAAGATTATGGATGTACTCAAGGGCCGACGCCCACGCCGAAAATCCCCTTGATTGCTCAGGCCGGACCGGGTTGAATAGGTGGAGGACTTTCCGGGTCCCATTGTCGTTCCATGCAGGGACCTCTTCGTAATCATTCAGATTCTTTCCAGGCGTCGGGATGCTTTCTCCTGGATGCCGTTTGAGCACCAGGTAAGTCTCAGGGACTCCTTCACGGTCATAAACAATCCCATTGCGGATATTGGGATTGTTTACCTCTGAAACTGGAGTTTGTAGCCGATCAGCCTCTAAAACTTCAAGGCATTGAGGAATCATCCGGGATGGTCTGCTACTATCCCTGATAATGCACAAAACCTCGCCATCTCTGACTAAGGCACCCTCAATCGTCCTACAAATGCGTGAAAATGACCGTAATAGCCTCTTATCCGCCTCTTTTTCCCATTTTTTCCACCGTTTTTCAGCAAAATGATTGAATCTATCGGCCATTTGGTCATTTATCTTCGGAATTTCGGTGAATTTGCGGTCTGGACGCACCCTTGCCTGGAAATGAAACCCGTTCCCGACCACATTATTGACTATCCGACGCACCGGGCCAGCTACAAAGCCATTATTGTACTCAAGCTGCCTTACTTGGTTCCGAAGGCCCTCGATGCTGCTGTCAATGGCAGAATTGGGGGAATTATGAGGCTGGAGGATGTCAAATGCTTTACGGCCTCCAGTAACAACATCAAAAGACCGTTGATTATTGCCTCCTTTGTAATCCCTGAGCCGTTTGAGCCGTCTGCGGGCCACTTCGCGACGCAGCGCATATCCTGGGGCTATTTTTTCAAGAAATCCCATTAGAATCTCCGATATCGCCCATAACTGACAGTCGTGAATGTACTGCCGGCGGTTTCAAGGGCCTCCATCTCGAAGGTGAGCTTCAAAAGATCCATCAATTCCTCATAGCTCCGATATTTCAGACGCCTTGAGCCAATGGAATATTCCCCGGTCATTGCTGAGCCTGAAACATGAGCGGCCAGCTTATCCTTGATGTCATCCCTAAGCGCAGACCAGGACGTGAATGACATTAACCAACCTCCCATCTATGACCACATTGACGGCAACGGAAGGCAGCGTAGTTTTGACGCTTCATCATGCAGACAACAGGGCGGGCACCGCATTCAGGACAGGGAGCGGAGCGGCGATAACGCATCATCCGGTCCTGGATTTCGGTAGAAACTGGGGCAGGATCAATTGGGGCTGGGGCCTCAATGGGCTTCACTGCCTTCTTGGGGGGTCTTCCTCGTTTAGGTTTGGCGTCAATCTTCTTTGGTCTTCCTCGTTTAGCCATGCTAACCTCAATCTTTATAGGAATGAATTGATATATCCCACCACCAAAATAAAATCTCCCAATTTCCCGGTTTATGCCTTACGACAACCGGGTACCAAACAAATTCATCCTTGAATATATTTATTCTCAATCCCATGAGATATTTTGATCCTGGCACTGGGATTCTTTTTATGGGCTTTGCCCCCTATGGCTTAAGCCGTGGGCCTCGGTCGTGTAATACCCCAGTGCCAGGGAATCAACATGGGGAGGCAACCACGCCTCCCCGGAAAGGGAAGAAAGATAATGGTAAATCCAGTTAAACGGATAAAATTGAAAAAATCAAGGGGGTACTCGCGGGGATGCTACTGAATGTGCCTGGATGCTACGAAATGTATCTGGTTTAATGCGTAGGGGGTGTTATTGAGATAAGATGTGATAGGTTAATTGTAATCGCCCGTTATTAAGTCAATAGCAATTTTACGGATACGGATCTGCCGGCCCACATAAAACCAATGTTCTGGGGCAATGACCTCGGCCTCAATTAATTTTCGGATAGTTCGGTCATCGACTTTAAGGTTCCGTGCGACTTCCTGGACCGAATACACCGGGCCTATATCCAATTTTTTGGAGTCGGTAACCATGCGGATTCCTCTTTTTGTATTTTAGTTTTAACGGGGCGGTCTCCTGGACTTCCAGGGTGCTTCGGAGGCTCTTTAAGAACTCTCACCCCACCATGCCATTGCGGATCGGCGCAGGCATGGGCATAAATCGAACAATCTAACCAATCATTTCTCTTTCTGATCTTGACCCATTCCCATGTTCCATCCCGTTTACGGCGTTTCTCTTCAGCAAGGAGGTGTTGTGCAAAATCCTCGCTCGTATCAGCATGAAGGTGAATCGGCTGAGGATCAGTATCGGAATTTGATAACCTCCAGAAAAAGTCCTCTTTCAGCCTCATTGTATCAAGAAGAAAAATCACAAGGCCGCCGGGGATCATTTGGCCTTTCCCAGGCATCCGATCAATGATAGAATGCTTTATCTTAACTGAGCTCGGTTTAGATAGACCCTTGATACCCCAAATAACTCCACGGCCATTATTCCTCAACCAGGTATAAATTTCCTCAGTCTTTGACCATTCTTCCTCATATTGCCCGCCTCCGGTATCAATAGCAGCCCGCCAAATGCTCATGGACCTTTTCTGGCCCTGCACTTGATAGCGATTCTCAAAGACGATCTGCCGAACATCGTCCCATGTTGGCACAAACCCATAGTCTATCATCCAAGATTCAAGATCCCTGGTCCACGCCCAAATCGTATAATAAAACCCATGTTTTTGGACATCAAAACCCGTTGTTAAGGCAATTATATCTCGATCCGGGATAACTGCCCTCGGAACTTCGCACCTTCGCTCAAGGATAGTGGATTCCTCAAGGTCTGCCGCCTTCTGTCGCCAGGGCTCGGCGAGAGTAGAATTAAGAAAGCCCTGCAATTCCTCAAGACTATTTTGGGCCTGAATCCAGTCATTGACGAGCTTCGGGATGTCGCCTGATTTACCCAAGAGAGAGTAAAGCCGGTTGACATGGAACCCCACCTTGCGAACTCTGTGAGTAATTTCCGACCGAGGGACCATGCGGCCCTGCTCCACGGCATTATTTTTTTCCACAGTATCCCACATAACCCCACATTCACCACAAACATAGCCGGCTTTGTCCACCTGGTCGGGGTTGGCATCCTTACCACCCTCCCACTCAACGCCGCCTACCCGGTGTCGGGAACCATCCTCCGCCCGGTACATACCATCAGGAAACTCAAGGGCATACTCTGATGACCATCTAAGAGGTTGGAATTGCCCGCAGTGAGGGCAGGGAACATGCCAATCATAGATGACATCACATGAGTTGAGATGACGCCATATATTTCCCTCTTCAATGGTGGGGGTGGACAGGATACCGATTTTACGGTTGAAAAAGGTCTCCGTTCGCTCAACAGCAAGGCTGATAGGGTTCGCCTCCCTGGTGGTGACGTAGTAACCAGGTTTGTCCACCTCATCTAAAAGCATGATCTTAATTGGCCTGGACGCCAGCCGTGCCACCGATGACGCCCATCCGAGTACGAGATAAGCCTGGTTTAAAAAAGTAATGTCTTTCTTCTTCTTGCTTCGTTTTTCAACCAAAGTTTGGAGCACCGGCGACGCCTCGAACATTGGCAAGATACGCCGTTCGGCCATGTAGCCAGCCGTCTCCTCATCGGCCAGGACAAGCATGATAGAGCAAGGCTCCTGGTGAGTATAATAACCAATGACCGATATCATTCCTTCGGTTCCGGCGATTTGGGCTGACTTGCAGAAAACCACGATCTCAATATCAGGATTCAGAAATGCATCGACTATAGGGGCGAGGTAGGGTGTCCGAATCATACGGAGGGGGCCTTTTTCCTCGGTGGGCTCAGTTAACACCCGGTACTTTTCAGCCCATTGGGAGATAGTGAGGTCCTCGGGGGGTTGGATTATCTGAAGTTCTTCAGGGGACCACACTATTTCCTCCCCTCCTTGATATACCAGTCTCTTAATTTCAGCTCAACGATCTTTACGAGTTGGATTAAATTAATAACAGTAAAACACATAGTATTTGGCTGTGGTACAATAATCGTTGGAGAGACACCATTGATAATAGTGTCGTTTGAATTATCTAAAATAAATATTTCCTTCTTAGGATTCCTACCCCATGCATCAAGAATCTTCTTGATCATATTTAATGATATATGATATTCATCCTTCATGATTTGAATCATACCCGCATCACGACAATTGAATATTGAATACAGCCTCTTCTTTCCCCTCCCCCTTGAAGGTTTGATACCCGGAGTGATAAGACCAAAATCAGTCCAATATTGTATTTTCCTAACAGATTCATTCACAAAACGTGCAATATCATATTTTTCAAAAGCTTGGCCTCTCATCTCATCTGTTATCATTTCCCCTCCTTGATATACCACTTCCTTAGCCTTTCATTCTCCTTCCTGATAATCGCCCTCATCTGATTCCGGGTCTTGCCTTCAAGCAAGGGTGGCAGGCGGTCCTGGTAGATGTTGAGGCCGGAGACCACCAGAGAGATCCTGGCGGCCCACTCCTGGTGGATCTCCTCTTTCGACTTCATTTCGCCTTTGAGAATAGCAACCTGAATTTCCATTTTCTCAGCACGGGCCTTTTCATAGCGGCCCCTATATTCCTTGATATCAGGATCATTGGGATCAATCGGATCATACTTATTATCAAGCCACCATTCCAAAAATACGGTCGCATCCCATTGATTCCGTCCAACTTCTGCTACATCTGCGCCTTCTTTTTTCCAAATTGATAGTTGACTTTGAAAAATGCCAAAAATTGAGCATAATGTAGTCGTTTTCACTATTGCATGCTTCTTTTTCTCTGCTTTTTGCTTAGTTTCGGCTTTAGCTTTTTGAGCTTCGAGTTCTGCTTCTAAACTTTTCTTAACTTTCAATTCTGCAGGGCTAAGGGACTCCCCGTTAGCAACCTTTTTTAATATTGTTTGATATGCTTTGGCTGTAGCAGATTCACCGAAATTAAGAAGTTTTTCTATATCAGTTTTGCTCATTTCTTCCTTGACATACTCAATTTTTAATGTTATGGCCTATCATCATTAACCAATTTCAGGGAGGATATTATGGATAACATCAAAGCAACAGAGGCAGCTAAATTAGCACTGGAACATAACCTGCCCGTAACTAAAATCAAAGAAATGATCCCAAAATATGAAAATCCCTTGCCCCGCAGGGCTTGGATCAGGCGGTTCATGGATGCGATTCCCGAAACAAGCCGGAAAGCATATTCAGACCTTAAGTAATTTCCACGGGGCACTTTTAGATGTATATGGGCCACAGTATTTGTCAACGCCTCCATATTCTTTAAGTGCCCTGACAATATAAGCCGGATCTTTAGCTATTAGCCTTCCATTTGATCCGACCTTTATAAGCTTCTTGGCCGTCAAATCTTTTTCAATTGCATAAAATTCTTTACCACTTCTGGTTGATAGCATAGATAAAATACGGGAGGAGGGACCAAATATCCTTGTTCTCTCCGCAAGCTTGAACTTCCATGGCCTATCCCCCTTCTTGTCATGGGATCTAAATAAATTAAGCCATATATTCCGATAATCCCTCTTCCAATTTATCCCCTCAAATTCCAATGGCGTGTGTGGGGACGGCATAAATACAGAGGGCGACGGAATTAACAAGAAATCTTCTGCCCCTTGAATGGTTTCAAACCGATGTAACAAATCACGAAATTCCTCAAAATCTTCATTGCTCTCTCCAGGTAGATCCATAATCAGATAAAACATAATTCCAGGGCGGTTTGTTTTAATCGCTTTTTCAACCACTTGGAATATATAATCATTGCTGTATGCTTTCCCAACTGATTTCCTCAGCCTTTCACTGAGACCCTCAATGCCACATCTCAATAATCCGCCTTCATCATGCCGTTTCCCGATGCGATCTAAACGGACATCAGTATCAAGCCTTGTTTTGCCATTCAAGGAACATAGCGCGGTGATTTTATCATTATCATGGTGCATGGTAGGCTCAGGTGAAAACAAAGCTATCTTCTTGGTTCTGCATGATTTCACCAAGGGTTCGATTTCTTGGTAGGAAATTTCACGGTAAGGTTTAAGGTGAGATACCGCACAGAATTTACAACGAAATTTGCAACCCCTTGAAATTTCAACTCTGGTAACATCGTTAGTCACATGAGCAAATCCTTGTAACTTTTTTACGTTGAACCATTTTACCTGTAACCCTCCTTCATGGTGGATGCAAGATTGGGTCGTATCGCCTTCTAAAAGGGCCGGTAGCGCTTCTTCTCCATCTCCGCATATTATATAATCAGCATACGCCCCAAACGGTACAGGATTGAACGTATTAAAACCCCCGACAATAATAACAGGCCTTGTTTTATCTGCTTTATTTATACCTGCTTTCCTCAAGAAATCCGCCAGACAATAAATATGCTCCCACCAAAAGCATGAGAAAACTAAATAATCAACATATTTCGCAGTTTTAGGGGTAACCCTGAAAAGGTCATATTTGGTTTTGTCTATCCTTGATAAAACAAGGGCAAGACCATAGCTAAATGAATCCCTGCCAAAAGACAAATACCCTATTTTATTCTTCAATTTTATACTCCATGAGATATGTCTTTTTCATTTTATCCAAGATAACAATAAATTCATTACGCTTTGACAACCACACTGGAGGGGGGACTGATAGTCTAATCAAGATGTTAGGATCACCTTTCGGGACAATCCCCTCGTCAGGTGGGAGGTCCTCCCCCAACAACCCCTCGATTTCATCCCGACCAAATCCTGTTAAATCCATATCGAAATCTAAATCATCTAATCCACTGAGCAATTCCGTTAGTTGTGGAATATCCCATTCTCCGTTTATCTTGTTTAGAGCTATATTTAGGGCCTTTTCCTTTTGCTCATCTAAATCGACCACTGAAACATCTATCTCAGTATGGCCCAATTCCTGCAAAATCTTGAATCGCTGGTGTCCACCTACAACAACACCAGTACGTTCATTCCAGATAATTGGATCAATGTAATCAAACTCTATGATGGATTTTTTGAGCTTTTGATATTCAGGATCAGAGGGTTTTAAATCCTTGCGCGGGTTATATTTAGCTACTTTTAGGTCCGTTATCTTAACTCGTTTAATCTGCATGCTGCCTCATATTATTTAAGCTTGATTTTTAACAAAAAGTGCGGAAATATCGCGGTGG